AATATTGTAGGGAGATTGTGCATTTCTGTACTCATAGTTATTGTAGGGTCTTGACTCACCGTGTACACCTGAGCAAGTAATTCAGGGAATAGTTCGGCACTTATCTTTATGTTATAGACATTGCTGAATAAGCGCTTGCCGCTTTCAGTGGTATCTCTTTTTGAGAACCCCAACATATCTAGACGACGGACTGTGCCGTCCTCAGGAATATCGAGTTGCCCAAATCTAAATGGCAATCTGCCTGCTCCAAATAAGGATGCAGCAATTTGCCTATCATGACGTGGTTGACGTGCCCAAGTAGAGACTTGGTAGTATAGGTCAACTGGGATTGGAAAATTAGTTATTTTATTTATGAGGCCATTCACTGCAGTTACTCCAAGACCTTCTGGTATGTAGGTAAGGCGAACTGCACCTTGGTGCATTCTAGCAGTATCTTCACGAACAGAGATAAGATCAATAGTAATATATGGGTAGGTCTGCTGACGAATTTCTTTATCAGGCTGTCCGTAGTATACGGCAACAGGGCGGGCAGAGCTACCTGCGTCAGATACTGTAATGCCTTGTAGCATAGTTTTGAGGGCCGCATCTTCATTGATTAAAAATGGCATTATCGGTGCTCCAACATGAAGTTACGGAGCAAAGCTGACGGGCTTTTACCAGGAGATCCGTTTTCTAAATCTTCTATGTCGTCTTTAATATCCTGGGGGAATTTAATTGCGTGATGCCCCTTTTCGTACTTAACCGTTATTTGCTTAATTATTTCAATTGGCCAAGTAGAGTTTTCTTCTGCATATTTGTGCAGGGCATCGTTATACGGCTTTACAGCCTGCTGTTTTCCTAGCTCTAACCCCATATGGAATATGTCTCGAACTGATTTTGATTTAGCCATTTTTACCGAGCCAATTCGCAATGATATATCCTGCAACTAAACCAGCGATAACTTTCTTACCGCCATCTTTGTTTAGATTAGAAACACCACGAATGAACTCTTGTTTATCGGCATCAGTCTCCTCACGGAGCAGCCGTTGAGCTAAATAAATCATCAATTCCTCCAAAGGAAGGCGCAGGGTGTTACAAGCAGGGTTCCAGATTTCTCTGGCGTCGTCCCCTATAATAAATGAAAAAGCCCCCTTGTGGGGGCTAAATCATTACTTCTTTTACATACCTTTTTTTCGTACTGGGCTAGTCTTCTTAGCCTTACCCTTTGAGTCAGACTTCTTGCCATACTTCTTATTAGCAGCCGCTAGGGTCTTCATACCGTGCTTATCTTTTGGCCTCATGCAGCCACAGGTTGCACACATTATTTCTTCTTCTTCTTACGAAGAGCAGCGAAATCTGAACCTTCTAGCTTGCCGTCTTTATCTACATCAAGCTTCTTCTGCTTCGGAGACATCTTCTTTGCTGCAGACTTCTTAGCAGGTTTTTTATCGTGGTTCATTTCTTCTTCGCCTTACATGCCTTACAAGTACCGCAACTACACTTCTTTGTTGCCATCTTAGACTTAGGGCCCTTGCCAAAACCTGGCTCTCCCTTTTTCTTACCACATCCACATGCTGCGCACATTATTTCTTACCTTTCGTATGGGGGTTCTTCTTATGCCATTCTCTGGTTGCCTTCTCGCCTTCTTTAACGGTCTTTGCTCCAGCCTTCTTGGTTAGGTTAATCTTATCATATTTGCCGGCTTTGGCACTGGGAGCGTGATCAACAATTACGTCGCCTTTTCTGTTCTTCCTTACAACGTGGTCTGCCCCACCAGCTCTAATCTTAGACATTTGGTTCCTTTACGGGTTATAGGGTAGTTTCATCAAAAGCGCGATAGTTTGCATAATGCTGGAACTGACTATCGTTAACCAGCTCTTCAGCATTTACCTGCTCACAGCTAATTTGGACTAAGGTGTACTTGTCCTTTATAATGCCTTGAAGGCTTATCTGTGTGGGGCTAAACACTTGGCTTCTAAAAACTATGCGATCACGAAGATAGGCATCTGGGTTGACCTCTATAGTAGATAGCTGTCGGGCATTCGAGGCATTTGCGCCATAAAAATTGAGGTGGTTTTGAACCACATCTACGTTAATAGTAACTGTCATTATATCTGTGTTATAGAAACCACGGTCATTTTGAACAGATACGCCTTGCTGTATGCGTGCGTTAACCACAGGTATAGTAAATGGGGTTTTCCATTTACGGCCACCAGATATAGAAGACGAGCCCACATCGTATATGGGGTCTAGTTGACTATTAGCTGAGTCATAGATCCACCAGTCGACGTTAGTACCGACAGTCTGTACAAGTTCAGAGGTAGTACCAGAAACGCTTGATCCACGTTCGTACTGTATGTTGAACCGACCCTCTTTGTTGTCTCCCCGCATAGGTTTACTCCGTAGGTGTAGTTGGTTCTAAGATCCTTGAAAATGTTTTTGTTTCTGAGTCATAAGTGTCGCCAGGAAATACGTTGTTATTGTCTTCAAAAAGATCTGAGACATCTACTATAACTGGATCGCTTAAAAATATAGCCGCTAAACGATCATCTGTATGTAGGACGTCTACCACTTGATTATCAATAACAAAAGCTATTTTAACTGGTGGCATTGCTGGTTGTTGGTTTGTTGTCATTGTTCTTCCTTATAAGAGACTCGGACTTGTTCCCATTTGTGTAGTGGACATGATGCATTAGGTAGCTTTGTCTTTGCCGACATAAAGCAACCGCATTGCTTACAGTTTCCTGTAGGCAATAGCTCTGGACAGGCCTTGCAAATAGCGTACCGATCATCGGCCACTGCTTCAGAAACTCTGCCAATATTTTTATTAAAAAGGTCCCACGGGCGTGCAGGACGGTCATACGGATCAGTCATGGTCTATCCCTCTCGTTACTATTATTCTATCACGTTTTTAGGCATCAGGGGTAGGTAGTCCTGATTCAACCCAATCCAATAATTCTTCATCCCAATAATAAGGAGTATTTAAATCAGGTACGGGTTTTGGTGCTTCCCACTTAGCCGTAGTTGTGTTTAAGTTCCATGACGGGAATGGAGATGGGTGGACAAAATAGTCTTTTCCCTCATCATATTTAGACCCCACACCAGCAAAATTTTTACGAAATGTTCCGTTATAGGAGGTCTGTCTCCAACGCCCACCAAAAAGAGATGTGCAAAAGTCAATACCTTTTTGTTCTGATTCATTGCCGTTTTCATCAAGCAACTCATTGTTGCTAACAACAATTACTCGTTTGACAATGTTTGCCTCGTCTAGTTCTGCAAAGTGTCCCATTAGAAAGTTATGCTCCCTGTTCCCGTAAACTTGTATACATAATTGCTTCCAGATGTTG